CCTCATTTGTGCGTTCGGGCTCACTAGCATCATCAGCTTCATCTTGTGCTGGTTTTTCAATATCAGGTAAATCCTTATCCTCAATCACTTGTTGTGCTATCTTAGCACCTGCATCAGCAGTAATTTCAGCAATAAATCCAAATGGAATTAGAGGCATAAAATATAAATTTTCAGCATCAACGTTATTGTAGTTGAGTAATTCCTCTATAACAGCCAATAATTCTTGTTGAGTAGGATTAATAACTAAAGCATACATCATATCATATGCTGTTTTTAATTCCTCAGCATTGCTTGAAAATCCTTTAGCCTGATCTCTAATACCTAATAATAATGGAGATGTAATACGATGTGCTTTGATAATTGCTATTTCCGCTTCTTTGGAAATAAGTTCATATTGATTATGTAAATTAGGCACATTAATAGGAACAACGGTTGTGGCATACTCTGGATTCTCATTAAATGATAAAACAAATTTACCAGCATTGCTTGTGCCCGTGAACGAATTTTTAATTGCGTTTTCAATAACTGCTCTCTCCTCAATTGGAGGCATACCATTATTGAAATTGATAATCGACGTAGGTAAAAATCCATTTCTAATATTATTCAAATGTAAATTTGATATTTCTTCCTCTACAGCACAATATTGAATACAAGAATAATAATCTGGTGTTGAGTAATAAAATTTCATAGGTGAGTATGACTTGATATAAGCCACCTCAATATCATCTGTTGAATGTCCAAATGCTGAAATGCGTGTTGGTTTAATTTTTTTATTGTTCCAATCAGGTGAGTAGTAATAACCACATATCTCACCTTCATCATTTACTCTCTCAGCACGTAATGTAGTAACAGGTAAATGATAAAATCCTATAATTTTTGTTCTATCATCACTATAAGTAATTTGAATTGCGGCGTTGCCATACAATTTAAAATCTAGAATTATTTTTTTTAACTCATTCTCAGTAGTTAAAGAATACAAATAATCACTTGTAGCACTATTATCATCACGTGATTTAATACCTTTACCATATATCATATCAGCAAGTGAATTAATACACGCTTGATTGGTTTGTGAACCCTCATAACGCATAGTAAGTGTAGTAAAAAAATCATCTATTGATTCAATACCATAACTAATCCATTTAACTCGCTTATCAAGGTTATTTTCACTTATACGTGGTTGAATATATCCACCACTTAAGTTTACTACTTTAATTGTATTTTTATTTTCCATATTAGTATGTTATGTATTCATTAACTGAAGCAGATGCTACATATCCAATCATTGGTTCACTATTCAAAATAGTAGCTGATGATGTAGTAGCATATATTTCTCCTCTAAATAATTCCTTAATAAATGTTGAGCCTGAAAATTGATTAACATTTATAGCATAGAATTGGTTTGATTCTAAATTAAACGAACCTGTTATTTCTAACCAATCATCATAATATGAGGCAGATGCTGGAGTAATAGAAGAACTAACATATGTAAACTCATTTGTCAGTAATATTTTCGTAGCAAATGGAGTATTACTACTAGATTCTCGTGTCCTTAATTTGAATGATTGTGAACCGGTTGTATTTGGCAATAAAGTAATCAAGTGCTATAATTTATGACACCATAACCCTATTTTTTGAGTTCATTAGTAGATATAAAAAAAAAGTGGCGTCTTGAATAAGACACCACCTAAGCCAAGGGGATATATAGCAAAAAACCTCACTGATGGAGGTATTAGTGCTTAATTATGAATTTGAACCTGTTACTACTGTTACACCAGCTATACCAGCAAATGGGTTGCTAATAGTACTTCCTGTAATGAACTGAGAATATAATTGCTCTTGTCCTGTGAACGTTGCTGTATAGCCATACAAATCACCTAAAGCGGTACCTGTTTGAATACTACCAGCTGTTAAATCCATTCCATTGTTTTTACCACATAAAAAAGCATCGCCATCATATGTGTGAACAACAATTTGTGGACGTCCATAGGCTAACAATTTTAATTCTTTGTTTGTTGAGGGATCAAGTTTAGTAAACTGAACGTTTAATACTTGCTCAAAAAACGTAGTTCCGTTATCACGAGATGAATTAATATTATCTTGTAAGTTATTATTAGCACCCTTAACTTCGTATTTGAATGCTGTTACTGAACCCATACCTGTGACAACATCGTCAGCAGAGGCAGTTACAGCAAATCCAGCTTGGTTGTAATTCATAAAGTAGACAGCCTGAATACCAGCTACTGCGTCTTTACAAGGCAACGCTCTACCTAAAGTTATATTACACGCCATTTTTGATTATTTTAATTTTGTTAAGGTTTTAATTTTGAATGTTGGGGGTTATTCACCCCCTCTATTCAAATATTTTATTAGCGAACTCGATATGATACTAAATCACCAGCTATTCCAAACTGTGTTGCAGCAGTATATCTCATAATAACGCGCACATTTTGATCGCCCAATGTTTCGCTTGTATCTAATACTACTACTTCATTTGCGTCGTTTAACAATCCTGTTCCGAAAAAGAGATTACTACGCTGTCCTGCAATTGCTACAGTGCTTGGTAAACCAGGGCAATAGTAAATAGGAACGCCGTCAAAATTGAGCGGCTTTGTACCCACGAATGATTGGAATTGGAAATTGTTTTGTCCTAAAGCTCTCTCATAGGCACGAACCATATTTGATGGTAAGTAGATAGCAGTATCTTCTTTTCCGTATACAGTTGATGGGATAGCGTCTACAATCTTACCTAATTCAGCAACGATTGAGGCTGAAGTGATAGATGCAGAACCAGATACTTTTACAGATGAGGCTGATTCGATTAATAATGGTAAGCCCTCAAATGTACCGTTTACGGCACTTGAAGTACCCCAAATTGATAATTCAGTTGCTTCAGCTACTTTTCCAGCAGCATAAGCGATTAAGAAATCAGTAAATGAAGGAGGTAGGTTGTCATAAACGCTAATTCCCATTTGAACCGCTTCCCAATCGGAACGGAAATCCTTCTTACATAATTGAAGATTTACTTGTAATTCTTTCGGTTGCAGAATTTGCTCTGCGAGACTCAAAGATGATGTCGGTGTAAAGTCGCACGTTGCGTCTGTTACTAGTCCAACTGTGGTTACAGTTTTGATTACTTCCTTATACTTGATATTTGGCTTAATTGTAATAAAGCCCTTATCAAGAGTAGGAGCGCTCAACAATGCAGCGGCAATATATTTACCACTAAACTGACCCGCATAGGTGGAGGTGATCGATGTTGTTGTTGGCATTTTCTAAATGTTTTTAATTTGTTATTTTTATATTTTTAAGCAATTAGCTTTGAGCTAAACGCTTGAATACTCTGTCTAATGAGGTTTCTACTGCTTGATTGCCACTTGATAACTTAATGTTTGCGTTAGCATTTGGTTCAACAGGAGCACCTTTGAATAATTGAGATTTAATAGCAGCAAGATTTTGGTTTTGTGAACCTTTAGACTCTAAACTTTTACGTCTAGCTTCTTCATTGTTTTTACCAATGGAATACATATCTTCCTCTTTATCTTTCATTTCCATTTTTTTACGTGCTTTTTCCTCGTCATTCATTCCTTCGTCTTTTTGTTTTTCCATATCCTCTTCCTTATCCTTCATTTCTGCTTTTCTTTCCTTCATTAATGAGGCAAGTGCTTCTTGTAGGGAGGCGAGTGCTTTTTTGATGTCTTCGATTTCCGCTCTCATAGCGTCTTTATCTACAGAGGGTAAATCTTTTAGAGGATCTTGTAGTTTTTCTACTTCCTCCATATTCATTTTGTCCTTATTTTCCATATTTTCTGTTTTTGATAGATTTTGTGGTGCTAGTCCATTTGATTTTGATAATGTTGGTTGTTTGGTTGCTTCTGCATCCTCTCTAATTTCCTGCATATCGTATATACAAGAATCTTTTAGTTTAATTAAAAACGTAGTTGGTCCGTCTGTTTGGTTGCCAGGTGTGAATAATTTATATTCGCCATCTTTTACTCGCTTTTTAGCACCTGATTCATCAATTAAAAAAAGCACGTGCCCGTAATCAAAAAAATCACTTGCTACGATATCACCATTCTCTAATTTACCATAAACGTCTCCGCTTAATTCAACTTGTTTTTCAATGCCAAGTAATGACATAATTTTCGAAAGTGTGTTTTGTGCTGTCATAATGTTGCTTGTTAGAATAATAACCTAATCATATAGGTATCATTCGATTTTTATTTAATAGATTTGTGAGATGGAACGTGGCGCATAAATTCATTTCTAAAATCACGAGATGATTTAATTGCTTCCATACTTTGTTCTTTTTCAAATGTGCTGATACAAATAGCTACTCGCTGATCGTTATCATCATATTCATCAGCTATTACTGATACACAACGTGAAATATATTCATTTCGTGTTTCGTTGCTTTGTGGCTTAGGTATTGGCATTATTTTTGTTTTTTACGTTTGAAATAATCCTTTAGTTTGACTATATTATATATTAAAGCTGTTATTAAAACAGCGATTGAAAGTGTAGTTTCAAATGTCATTAGACTAACACCAAAAGCGGTGATATTAATTAAATTCGTTTGTATAATGTCTCTATCCATATTAGTTTTGTATTTCTCCAAATGTCACAGTAAGACTACCTGTGCCTGCAGCAGCATATCCAGCATTCCCTGATGTTATACCATAAATAGTCAGTACAGTGTAAATAGAGGCTGTTGTATTAAAAGTTTGAGCAGCAGTATATGTCGCCGTGTTTATACCTGTTGGTGATTTAGTGAATACGTTATCATCATTACGTCCGTGTGTTTGAATATCAACAAGAGGACGAGATGCGTTATTAACACTACCTGTGATTGAACCTGTAGGACGATTGACTGTAACTGTAAACGCACCACCTGTGAAATTCCATCCTAGTGATTGTAATGTAGCTAAGTTTTCTCCATTAGGGCCTTTTACTGTTGGGGTTCCACTAAGTACACCCGCAAGTGTTGTGTAAGTTGCCTCATAATATTTAGTTGCTCCTTTAACAGTTGCTGTAACACTACCTGTTATATTCAAACTACCTGTTATTACTTGATCACCTACAAATGTATTTGAACCACTTAATGCCGCGTATGAATCTATTGAAGCAGTATTAAATCCTCTCAATATTGCTGGTGTAATATCCCCAGTAGTGTTATCAGGAAATGCTGTATTACTTGAAGCTAATAATTGTGCTTTTGTTTGTATTGCCATTTTATATTATTATTTATTATACTGAGTTCCAGTTTGTTCCATTATATACAAACATTCCTACAAAAGTTCCACCACTACCTGATATAGCTACTGAGCCTGTTGGTCTACCACTTGGTAATGGGTCTTGGAAT